TGTCAAAGGTTTGTCAGGATCTTCATCATACTCTACTAAACCTCTTTCTTTTAAGAAAGCTAAAGTAGTTTTAGGACTTACTACTGATGCAGGTTGTTGACTACCTGTAGTTTCTGTATCTTTATCTTCTTCTGATGTTTTAGATACTGCACTAAATTCTTTGAACTGTTCTTCAAGAAAGTCTTCTTGTTCTTTTGCTTTACTTTCTTGTTCAGCTTTTTTAGCAGGGTCTTCTAGATCATCTTTTTCTACTGTAGATACAACATCATCTACTAAGTTAGTTTCTCCGAAGAAATCATGTTGTTGAGAAGTCTCATCCCAACCTCCAAATTGATCAATGGTTTTTTCTGTTCCACTCATAATTGTGACAAATTTAAGTTTAATTATTTAATAAATTACATTTCAAAAATGAACTCTTCCTATTTAAAATGTAATAGCTTTTTATTTAGATGTTGCTCCTTTTTGAGCAATCTCTTTTGCTTTTAATTTATTCTTTTCTTTAGCATCTGCTATTTCAAAATCTAATTTTCTATTCTCTCTAGCTTCTTTAGACATTTGAATTTGAGCATTAACTCCATGCTTAGCTACTTCAAGAACATCAGGTACTCCATCATTATCTTGATCTTTATTAGGGTCAAATCCCATAGAAAGCATAGCTTGTTTTTGAATGTCCCAATTACCTTTAGCATCAATCTCTTCAAGACTGTTAGCATGTTCTTTAGCCATTTTCTCTTTCTCCCAATCAATTTGTTTCTGTTGCATATCTGCTTTAGCTTTTTCTTGAGCTTGTGCATTAGCTTGTTCTCTCTCAGCTCTAAGTTCTTCAGATACAAGTAAAGCTTCTTCAGCTTCTTGTATACTGTCTTGCTTAATAACTTTAAGTACATCAGAAAGTTCTATTTTTTGGTTTTGCATTGCAGCATGGGCAAGTTGTTGAATAGTTTGTTTAATTTCTTCTGACATAGAAGAGTCTTCCATAAACAAACCTAAAGTACTTTCATCAAGTAAGTTAATATCCATCTGTAACATCTCTTGTGACATATCATCTAAGATGTAGGATATGTGTTTCTTATCAGAAGTAGCATAAGCTACCTTAGCCAAGTCAAGTAAACCCTGAAGTACATTTCTTTTAATACAATTATGTAAGTCAAAGTATGGTTCCAGCATATGAGAAGTCTGTACAAGATTCTGTTGATTATTTGTAACTCTCTCAGATACTGAAGTTTGTCCAAGTACAGGGTCAGTAATACCAACTGCTTTACCACATTTTTGTTCAAGATAGTCTGCAAGTTGTATATATTTTTGAATATCAGAAGCTAAGGAAAGGTCTAAAGTTTTAGCAATAGTATTGACATCACTTTGATTCATTCCTTCTTCATCAGGGTTATACCACATAAAAGGTGTACTTTCAAAGAAGTATTGCCACTTCTTAAGGTCAATTCCAGAGTCAGTAGGAATAGCATTGATGTTCATCAATATCTTTTTACCTTTATCTGAAGCCAAGAGTAGCTCTAATCTGTACATTACTATATTATAGTAATATTGATAAACTTTCATTCTATCCATTACAGAAGTAGGTTGAGAGTTTACATTATCATATATAGCACCATAATAAGGTAAGTGACATTTATAAATATTATCAGGATCTTTAAACTGTCCTGGAACAGGTCTCATCTCTTTATAGATATGCATACCTATTTTATATCCTTCATAAACTTCAGGTATCCATTCCCAAGTAATCTTAACATCACCCATGGCTTTGTTAAGCTTGTAAGCTTCATCTACCATAAATTTAGTTTGAAGAACACCATCTTCATCAATGTAATCTAACCAACCTATTTTTCTAAGTCCTTTAAATACACAGTGAAGAACTCTAATTGCATTTTTATCTTCATAAGTAAGATACTCATCAAAGTTGAATAAGTTATCATGTACTCTTTGAGTAATATGGTGATTATAGTTTCTCCAAAGAGTATCTATTTCTTTATCATCTAAATCAAAAGTTTGTACAATTTGAGAAGGGTGCATTCTGTATTCTGCTGCTGCCCATTCTCCTTGCTCAATATAGTCAAGGTCTGAAGCCTTATCACAAGAAAATCTAACAGGGTTTACAACTTTCATTGCTGGTTCTCCATTGATTATCCCTAACCAATATACCTCATAAGCTGAGATTAAACCATGTTTCCAACCATTATTAAACTTCTTTCTTGCATCTAACTTCTTGATTAAGTAGTTAAGAAGTTGTTGTCCTTGAACTTCAGCAGGATCTCTATGGTCTCTTTTCATATAAGCTCTGACCTTATCAGGAGTCATTTGCTGTATTTCAGATTCCATTTTAGCTTGCATTTCTTGCATCTCTTGCTCAGTAAGTTCTCTACCTTTCATCTGAGCTTGATACTCTGCTTCTTTTTGTTGTCTAATAGGAGCCATTATAGATTGAACTACAAAGTCTCTAATTCTATTAGTTTCTTCTTCTACCTTTCTATTTGAAGCTTCTTTATTAGTTGCCATTACTCTGTACCCAAAAGGTCTTTTCATTTCCATACCAATAAGAGCTTTTACTCTGTAAGAACAAATATCTCTATTTGCCATTTGAGCTGGCATCTCTCCTTGTTCTGCTCCATAAGGAGTTGCTACATAAGCAAAGTCTGAAAGGTCAACAATATTATTGAATAAGTCATAATTAACCCTCATCCTTTTATACTCATTCACTCCTCCATATCCTATAGATAGGAAGTTAGCTTTAGTATCATACATATCAATTTTCTCTCTATACCATAGAAAGTTGTTTGATTCTTTTTCATTTCTACTAAGTCTCTCAGTAGAATAAGATTTGGGTTGTACAACAGGTTGGTTCATTTGACTAAAATATAAGTATTTACAAAAGTAGTTATTAATTTAATCTATGTGTCAAGTTCTTAGCATTATTTTTCTGATACATATTGCCCATCATATCTAATAGCTGTTTTGCTTTTTTGTTTCCATTAGACTTAGGTTCATATTCTTTGCCATGTAAATCTTCTTGGTCTTGGAACATAACTTGCATAAGTGCCATGACTCTATCAAAGTTTCCTTTTCTATTATATCCAATTAATTCTTCTAAGAGTCCTATTGAATATATCTGATCTAAAGCTCTAATTGGAAAACCTTCATCATCAAAATCTTGTACATCTAAAAGCCAAGACTTAATATACTTTTCACCTGCATCTTTAAGTTGCTCATTCATGTGGCAACCATAAAGTCTATTTACCCTAGAGTTCTTAACATTCTTCTTAATAACTTCATCAGGTTGGTAAGCAAGATAATTTAATTGTTTTCTTCTTCTAAAGTAATCCTTGACATGGGTTACCTCATTCTCATGCATAATAGTAGTGTTGTATAGTTCAGCAAATAATCTAGAAATGTAATTTACATCATCTGCTTCTCCAGGTCTACCTACATATTCTGCTACAATTATTCTCTTAGTTCTCTCTCCAATAATGACACTCTTGTACACAAAGATAGCTGCTAGGGAAGTTCCTTTATCTTGTCTATAAGGGTCATACCCTATTTTATAAGCACCCCTTTGAGGAACCTCAGCAGGATACTCATAAATAACAGGGCATCCTTCTAGAGAGGTATTATCAGGTTTTTGTCTATATATTACATTAGCTGTACCATCAAGTATAGGTTCTGCTTTAACTCTCTTTTGCTCATAGTCATAAAAGAGTTTAACAGGAGTTCCCATTATCATGTGTAAATTCTTGGCTTTAACTATTTCAAGTTGTCTCTTTAATTCAAGTACAGGGAAGTTATTAGTAGATACCATACCAAAGGCTTCAAAAGGGCCCAATGGTTTTTCTTGCATTCTTTGCTGGATATCAGCAGAAGTAGCACCATTATCTAATAAAATCTTTCTGTTTGCAAGTTCTACTCTCTTAGCCCCTTCTCTATCTGAATTACCTTGGGCATCATAGTACCCTTCCATATTCCAACTAATAGGGTGGAAGAAACCACACTTCATATCTTCAGAGTCTTCATCCCAAATATTCTGAAAAGGAAGCATACCAAACCTAAGTGGATTAGAGTGCATCTCAGAGTAATCTGCAGTACCACCTTCCATATCTCCTGAAGTACCAAAGACAGTAATCATACCTGTCTTAATGTCCCCTGCCATTACACAATCCTCAGTTGCTTTATATGCTCCTTTTAAAAGACCAGGAGAACCAAAGGCTCCTGATTCTTCAAAGATTACATCTCTAGCATCTTTACCCCTTGCGGCATCTGCATTGTCTTTAAATGTAAGAGCCATTATCTCAGATAGAAAACCTACTTCAATCTTAACCCCATTTCTGTATTCTACAGTAGAAGCTTTAACGTGGTCCATTTTATCTACAACATCTTTAGGATATACCCAAGCTGTGTTAGCATTGATAAAGTTGAGGTAGTTAGATGCCATTGTAAAGATACCTTTAGGGTAAAGGAATTTCTTTTCATAAGCACCAAATATAGTAAGTGCTTTTTCATAGCACAAGTAGTTCTTAACTGCAATAGCTGCATTCTTATAAGAGTATCCCTTTCTTCTAGATTTACCTACAATAAGATTATACCCTCCTGCTAAGTAAGGTTCTTCAACCTTTACTTCTAGTTGTAAACTATTAAATAAATCAAGGTTTGTAAGTTGAGTTACAGGTACTCCTAAACCATCAACTATACCATTGAAGGCAATTTCCCTTGCCCAAAAGTAATTGTAATCTCCATCCCAAAAGTCAGGGAAATCAGTCACTTTAGAAGATTTCTTAAGAGTTGTATCTTCTACTTTTAAGATAGGACAGAAGTTTAAGTAGAAATAATGGTCACCTGTGATTTTAACACCACCTGAAGAATAACCATTGATAAGTCTATTTCTTTGTTCTTGCCAATAAGAATACCAATCAGGAGAACCCCAGGGATCCAGACAGTATGCCCCATACTTCTGGAATTTTCTCGCCTCTTCCCGAAACACCTCTGTGTTAATCCAAATCCCATCAGGGTTTCTGATTGATCCTAATTGACTCATATTTTATATCTAAATAATTTAAAAT